TGCAAAAACCAAATCAGCTCTACGTGATAGACTTCGTGATCAAATAGCTGGCTCATCACCACGGCTAGCAGAGTTTCTCAAGCACGCATCTGACCAGTGGCTTGCGGACAACGCATACGAGATCGTAAATAAAACTATCCGTTACACCAATTGCGACATCACAGCTCACCTATCACATGAGCACACTAATGAGCGACACAACCTATACTACTCAGAGTATGAATCACTAGAGTCAGCTGACCAATCAGCGATTACTCAAGAGTATGCAGAGTCGTTCTACCAAGATCCAGAATGCGATCCAGACGATGCTCGCTTCCTTGGCACAGCACCACGCACAGATGAGTGGGAAGACAAGATGCGCTCCAATCAAGTTGATCGCAAACGTGGATCAGGTGGTGTCCTCAATGGTTTATATCAAAATACGCGACCTGAACCTACATATTACACCAAAGAAAAACGCAATCGCCTACGCATGACATATCTAGATTCAGATAATGTATGTGATATCATGGTTGGTGCTTACATGAAACGTATGAATCCCATACGTCGCAGCAACCTCATCAGAAATCGCATACAAGAAAACATCGTAGCTTAATCAAATGGAAATTGTAATATTCTCATTCATCTCAGCACTAGGTCTACTCCTAGTGCTGACTCGCACAATCGGTCTAAGATATACCCTAAAATTTAGGAAGATGTTTGATGTGATTGTAACGTTCGGCGTGCCTATACTCTTTGTAGGTACATTCAGCGGTATGATCACCGCGTTCTTTACAGGTCTTTGGTTTACCATACTTACTTGCTTGCTTAATGTATTGGTAAATCCACCACAGGCGTTGCTGGCTCAAACAGCTTCCTATGGTAAGCAAGACAACCACACAGAAAGTCTTGAGGGTAATCGTCCCTCTCGCTCTTGATGTAATTAAGTGTGCCCTCACTAGATATACGTATAGAGTTCTAAGAGAAAGTGATAATCGGAGACGACATCAAGACTTCTAGTAAAAAGCAGCCTCACTCATTAGATTGGGTGAGGCTGCCCATTTTAGAAAAGCAACCTGCCCCGAAGGACAGGCTGCTCAACCAAGTAATATAACAATAATAACAACACAATCAAACCGACAGACCTGATCGTGTTTTCAGTATGTATACAAAGTTATACCTTGTCAATAGTAAAAAAGAGATGTATTTGGACTCGTTAGAGTCAGAAACAAAAACCAAAACCAAAACCCATAATAACAAAATGGAACAAAACAACACAGTAACCATCCGCTACGGTCTTACTAACACAGTAACCCGTGGTTTTTCAAACGAAGCTACAGTTGGCGAACTACTCGCTGACCGCAGCATTCTCGCAGCCTTGTCTGCACCAGAGTCGGTATCCGCTGTTTCTAATGGCGTTACCTTGTCACCTGACGCATACGTTGGTGGCTACACAACCATCACCTTGGAGCAACAAGCTTCAAGCAAAGCTTAACACCAGTCCCTCCTGAGCACGAGATGAAACTGCTTAACCAAGTCGTCAAACGGCGCAAATAACAGTCTCTGCGCGTGTGAGATACCGATGAGTGGTCACAAAGAACCCAGGCATCGCGCAGAGACAACATTTTATTGTTAGTTAGTGTTATATATGTGTGTCTGTCGTCCTGAGATCGGGGCGGCAGACTTAACTTTTTTTATCTTATGAGCGAACAAACCAAACAAGAATACATCTTACATGCAGACGGTAACTTCTACAAACGTACAACTTACGAGACGCTAGTTAAGAATCAAGAAGCAGCAATAGCTGCTGTTAAAAGCAAACCCATGTTCCATGTGAGCATGTTTACACCTAGCTTTACCGTGACATCCCACGGTCACGCCCTCGGCTACAGGTTATACCACGGCTGTAATGTTAACCCAGCAGAACCCGCAAGCAGCGAAGTCTTCTTTGTCAGAGCACCCAGGTTCTACTTTACTGGTGCACACCTCAGACAAACAAATCCTGAGAACAATGAATTCAACATGTATATACATGGTAACCCAGATAGGGCGTTACCTGAAACATCTGAGGATCACAGGTTCATTAACAAAAATGAGCTACCAGAACCGCTGCACTGGACTCCAGCAACAGACGGGTTAGAGCTATACTTCATGTTTCCTATGTCACGACAGGGGGATAGAACGCTGCTTACCAGCTCACCATACATGTTTGTATACGACGTTGATTCAAAGCAATCGTATGCTCCCAACATACCAAATGTATTTGATCGCGGTGACATCTGCACTGGCGATGGCTTTCCCGCGTCAACAATAGACTATGCAATAGAACCCGATGATTACCTGTCACTAATCAAAAAAGGCATCAATAGCCTTAACGAGTCTACGTGCAACGCTGACCTGCGTCGCACAGAGTATGAGTTTCAATACTTAAAGTTTGATGAAGCTGGTAATACTCTAATGACGTTAGGTGTTGATGGTGTTAAGTCGCAAGACAAATACTTCTATCAACCAATAACTCACGAATCCATCTTAAACTTCACATCATGGCTGAACAATACTCAACGCTAAAAGACGCGCTAGACAACCAACAAGCTGTATTCGACCAAGTTCATGCAAATTCATCTTATGGCTCTGTAAGTAGCTATGACCTCAAAAGATACAATGAAATGCTTGAAGCACAGCACAGCAGACAAGCTGACACATACCCAGTCCAACATGGTCTAACAGACTCAGAGATGCGTATCTTGCATAAGATACTTGCCAAAGATCTACCAGACTGTGGTCGCAAACGCGGTGCAATACTTCGCTATATTAAAGCATATCAAACAGAACAATCCAATCACGGTATAAATCTATACCGATCATTAGCATCATGAAACCAAAACTAAACGCAGTAATCATCGGCGCAGGTGGTGTAACTAGTTACATGCTACCCGCTCTTAAAAATACATTCGACCTCACAGCAACCATTGTTGATGGGGACATACTAGAAAAGCACAACCTTGACCGCCAGCTGTTCAAAAACAATGCAGTTGGTCAATACAAGTGCGTGGCTTTACTCAAACAATACAACTTTCGCAAAAACGAAGGTCATGCAATTCGTGAATACTTTGACGAAGACATGCTTAATACAGAATACAAGATGTTCTTCGCCAACGCTGACGTATACATCTGTGCTGTTGACAATCACCCAGCACGTAAAGCAGTCATCGCTGCAGCTAAACGATACAAGAAACCCGTAGTCATCTGCGCTAACGAATACCACACAAGCCAGGCTATGTATTTCGATCCCAACCTAGCTCAAGCATACCCAATGATAGACCCAATTGCTCGTTACCCGTCAATTGGCACGGACACATCAGGCAGCCCACTTAGCTGCCAAGGTCTTGCACTTGAGTCCGACCCACAACTTGCTATTGCCAATCAGGTTTCAGCTAGCTTTGGTAACTTTTTGCTCTGGACTTGGCACGGTATAGATGCCGACCCTGCGCTCATTGACTATATGCCTGTCGAGTACCAGAGCACCTTTTCTCGTTTACAAACAATTACTGTCAAAGACCTCATTGACATGGAACAAAAAGCATCATGATTGAAGAAACAATAATATCAGACAACAAGCTATACAAGAAGCTAGACTTCCCGCTGTTCACTACGTATCAAGAACTAAACGCAGTAGAACATGAAGAACTCGTTCCTGTATTCAAAGGTAAGCACATCCCACGGCAAATGTGGAAAAAGATCTTATCCTTTATGAAACAATCCTACGACAAGTTTAAGTCAGAAACATTAGTGTTCCTGTTTTATGACGAGTCTAAAGACCAGCCGTGGAGCTGGTGGGTTCCACCACAAGAGACACTGGGCATGACTGTAAAGTCTCTGCCTGACGATCCCGAGTATGCGGAACAACGTGCACACTACCCTGACACAATGTTTGGCACTGTACACCACCACTGCTCTACGTCTGCGTTTCAATCTGGCACTGACGAAGCAGACGAAGTAAACCGCGAGGGTATACACTTTACGGTAGGCAACCTAAACACTGATGAGTTTGATCTGCATTGCCGCATCACAATTGGCAGCTGTCACTCAGATATACCAGCGGGCACATACATTGACCAAGCTCCCGATCCATTTAAAAAGACTGCCAAAGTCCCAGAGAATGTTCGCAACCAAGTCATGAACCATTTGCACAACTTAGATGTTGCAGTGCTCAATGACAATTACCTGGAAGATGAGTTCCCAACTATGGACAATGTGTCCAAAAAAGTGTACACACCCCCAGCTAACAAATACACACAACCTGGGCTTGGTTGGAACAACTACGATAGTTATTACGATACATCAAAAAAAAACAACCCAACCATTCTAGACGAAGAAACAAGCAGCGAAGATGCCGCTGAAGATCTTGTAGACTCAATATTAACCGATTATGAATATGAAGACATCCTTATCAGCTATTATGCTTTCAGCGACAACGTTGAAAGTCATCGCAGACTGCATACCACAGAACTCACGGGTAAAGAAGTTGTCAGAGACCTGCTACAGTTCTTTGACGACAGCGAGTTCCAAGTTACTGGAGAAGGCAAAAAAGCCATTGACTGCATTAACAAATTCCTCAGGCAGCAGAAAGCTTATGGACTTGACATCACACTTGAAGATCTTAAACATGGACTCTCAACCTTGCGATACGATGAAGACGGAGAAAGAGTTCAACCAGTGGATACGAAGGATGTTCTATGAATGTCTTAACACTAAAGCTGTTGTACAACGTATCGAAACTACTACGTCTAATGGTGTCCCTGATCTTCTGGTCTGCTTACCCACTAAAATTATGCTTATTGAAAGCAAGTATGAGACTAGAAAGATACGTCCAGAACAAGGGGCTTTTCAAATCAAAGCGAACTCCGTCATCAGAGGATCAATCAACAGATGTATAACACTCGCAGCCTATCCAAAAACCAAAAGGTTTATAATGATGGAGTTTGATCCAAGCTGCATTACCGAAAATGGCGTAGAATGTGAACAAGAAATAACTTTTACACTAGACAAAGCTGGCTTTGCCGACTTTATAAATTACACAACTAAATAACCTTTGGCAGCGTTCCGACAAGTAAGAGTCTTACAGCTCTGAAAATGTTCCGACTCCCCCCAAACAGCGACTCTACATAGCTGTAAATTATGTAGACTAGGCGATTTGCTGGCGTACCCTTACGAGGATGTATCCAAAGCGTCCTTCCTAGATAACGGAACCAGTTTCTACACTGGTTTCGCCAATTTATTATAAACCATGAATGATCCAATTGAATCCATCCCGCACGCTACATCTTCTATTTCTGAAACACTTGACATAGTTGAACTAGGAATAGAACGCCTACAAAAAAATGATTTCTATAAAAAACATAGAAAAGCAGCTGAATGGGGCATAGCCAATGGGCTTATTGCGTATAAAAGTGAGTCTGAAATAAACTACGAAATGCGCTCTAAGCCGTGGCTTAGCGTTAACCAAGAAATAAAACAAAACGAAAAACTAAGTAATGTTGATAATGACAATGATACTAGCACTGATCCAAGCTGAAAGCTCAGGTAATGACCTATCAATTGGTGACAACGGCAAAGCTTACGGTTGTTTACAAATACATAAAATTTATGTAGAAGATGTTAACCGTATATTAGGGTATGAAAAATTTACGCACAGTGATGCTTTTGATCGTATTAATTCAGTTCATATGTTTATTATATACACTGATTTTTACGCTACTGCTGCACGTATCGGTCGGGAACCTACCGTAGAAGATAGAGTTCGCATACACAACGGAGGACCTAACGGCTGGAAAAAACAATCAACAATACATCACTGGAACAAAGTTAAAGATATACTAGACGACCATGCAAGACATCCTCTTTCAAACTACAAGAAGCGAAAAACCAGCTCTAGACTTACCCGCCGTAATGCAACCCAAATGCACATGGCGACCGCCTGCGCAACTACCTAAGTTTCAAGATGTTATAGCAGTTGACCTAGAAACCTGCGATCCTGACCTTAAAAAGTATGGACCCTCGTACAAACGAGGACAAGGCAAAGTAGTTGGCATTGCTATTGCAGACGAGCACCAAGAAGTATACTTACCAATTGATCATCAAGGCGGTGACAACTTAGATAAAAATCTAATCCTTAACTACGTAGCTAACGTAGTAAAAGACAGTAAGGAGATACTCTTTGCAAACGCTGCGTATGACCTCGGTTGGTTAGCTATACTAGGCATAAACATTACTTGCCCAATCCGAGACGTTCAGATTGCAGAAGCTTTAATTGATGAAGAGCAATTCTCATACAGTCTAAACAACCTATCAAAGAAATACCTCAAGCGAACTAAGTTTGAAGACAAACTAAAGCAAGCAGCAGAAGCTTACGGAGTAGACCCCAAAGGTGGTATGTGGAAATTACCTGCTCGCTTTGTAGGTGAGTATGCTGAGATAGATGCTCGCAACACTTGGGACGTATACCAACACCAAATCCCAGTTCTTAAAGAACAAAACTTATGGAAGATATGGGAGTTGGAGTGTAGGTTAACACCAGTGCTCGTGCACATGACTCTTAAAGGTGTTCCTGTAAACTTAGACCAAGCTGAAAAATTAAACACAGAATTAAAGACTAAAGAAACTAAACTAAAAGATAAATTTAAACACTTAGATATTTGGTCGCCTGTTCAGTTAGCAAGGCATATGGAAAGTCTTGGGCTTGTTGTGCCTAAAACAGAAAAAGGCAACCCATCAGTATCTAAAGATTTTCTAACCAACTGTGACCACCCCGAAGTTAAACTAATCCATGAAGCAAGAAGCATTAACCGATTACGAAAAGTCTTTATTGAAGACACTATCCTCAAACAAAACTACAAAGGGCGTATTCACGCAGACTTTAAACAAGTGGCGTCAGACACTGGTGGAACTCGTTCAGGCAGGCTGTCTTCAGCTAACCCAAACATGCAACAGGTTCCAAAACGTAGTGATATTGGCAAAGCAATTAGATCGTTATACGTTGCAGAGCCAGACAAACTATGGTGTAAAGCAGATTATAGCTCCCAAGAACCGCGTCTCCAAGTCCACTATGCACTTATTGGTGAGTTCGGGCGTCCTCTGCCTAAAGCGGTAGAAGCTAAAGAAGCCTTTGAACGTGGAGAGAAACTATACACATTCTTTGAAAAGACTACAGGACTACCCTACGACACATGTAAAATGCTATGTCTTGGCATTAGTTACGGCATGGGAATGAAGAAGATGGCTAAAACATTAGGCATCTCAGAAGACCTGTGCAGATCAACCATGGAGAAGTTTAATACAGAAGCTCCGTTCCTTAAAGTGTTGTTCGACAACGCTATGAACATAGCAGACGGACGTGGCTACATCAAAACAATCATGGGACGTAGAGCTAGATTTGACTTCTGGACTCCAAGTTTTGACGACTCACCAGTCAAAGGATATGGACCAGCTAAAGGCAAATACCCAAACAAAATGCTACAACGTGCATTTACAAGCAAAGCCCTGAACAGATTAATACAGGGTAGCGCAGCAGACCAAGCAAAAAAAGCAATGGTAGATGCTTACGATGCAGGATTTGATATGAGGTTACCAGTGCATGACGAAATTAATTGCATGGTTAATTCAGAAAAAGAAAGTTTAGACTTGAAATTGATTATGGAAAATGCTATACAACTCAAAGTGCCTGTTATTGCCGACATTGACCTCGGACCTACTTGGTGCTAATAACAACATGGATATATTAAAGACAGCTTTAAAACTGACCACTGGTGATCGCCACGATGAGTATGGTGACTGCAGTGTCGAATTAGACAGAGTAGCAACTATGTGGTCTGTCATCTTTAAAACAGATATTACACCCAACCAAGTAGCTTTAGCAATGATCGCCTTAAAAATAACCAGACAAATGCACACCAATAAAAAAGATAATTGGGTGGATATTGCTGGCTATGCTAGAATAGGCGATATAGTAAACAACCCAAAATAATAATATGACAGATGATCTATTACAAGAAAGCGATGTTATTCCTATCGCAAATGTTCAAGGAATTGACACCAGCGGAGTCCCTCAAAGTGATTTGGCTGAAATTAAAGAACTGGGCGACAGCCTTAAAGACTTGGATAACGCAATCCTTAGTCAAGAAGCTGAACTCAGCAATCTCAAATCTAAGCGCAAAAAAGTAGCAGAAGAGTTGTTACCTGAGTTGATGAGCAAATCAGGACTCAAACTCATTCAGCTTAACGATGACACTAAGATTCAGCTAAACGACTTTGTAGACGCTAGAATTAAAAACCCCAGCGAAGCATTTGATTGGTTACGTGAAACAAACAACGACTCTATCATCAAAAACCAAATCACTATCACACTAGATAGGGGTGATGACAGTATAGCTGAAGAACTTACTAACAAATTAAAAGAAGAGTATGATATTGATGCTGATCGTAAGATCGCCATACACCACTCAACTTTAAAATCTTTCTGTCGTGATGCACTGGACAACCCAGAGCTGGCAGAATCCCTACCTCGTGAAGCTTTCGGAATCTACGAAGGTCAACGAGCGAAAATAACCCGATAAATAGAAAGAAGAAATATAGAATCATGGCATTCGATATATCAACAGTAGCAGGTCAAGGAACAGAGAATCTGGACACAGGTTCTTCCTTGCCCTTCATCCGCATCCTGCAAGACTTGAGTCCTCAACTCAAACCACAAAAAGACGAATACGTCGAAGGCTCAAAGTCTGGCGATCTATTCTTTGCTAAGACGCAAAGTATACTAGATCAGCCTGCAGAAATCATCCCTTGTTACACCAAGTCTATCTACACTGAATGGGTTCCCCGTTCAAAAGGTGGCGGTTTCAAAGGTAATCACCCCCTAACCATTGTTAGCAACCCTAACTACGAAAAGGGACGTGAGCGTCAATACGATGAATGGCTTGGAGAAAACGAGCTTAAGTTCACAACTTACTGGTTCGTGCTGTTAAAGCTCGACGGTAAGTGGGAACAAGCAGTTATTCCCTTCACCTCATCACAGCTTCGCATCTCCCGCAAGCTAACAACCGACATCAACCGCTTCCGCTACGACGGAATGGATGTTGTTCCTCCACTCTATGCACAAGCATGGAAGCTAGTCTCTGTTATGGAGACAAGCAAAAATGGTGACGATTACTTCAACTTCGGGTTTGAAGAGCCAACAGTGCTCGACTTCGAAACAGACGAAGCAACACTCACCCTTGCATCCGAGACATACAATACTGCCTCAGATACCCCACTACTGCAAACATCCAATGAGTCTAAGCCAGAACTGGTAGACTCATCCGCGATGCCTTACTAAGTAGTAAACTCCTGCCCCTAGTCTCTCCGTGAGGCTAGGGGCTTTACTTTTCCAATGATACCAGCAGCAGACTTAGCATTTAAATTTCACGAACTCTTCGTAAGTAACCCATCCGTTCACGGACAAACATCACTTACTGGCAAGACTCGTGACCGAGACGGCAAACAAGACTCGCGGTCTTTCCTTGTAAAGACCCCGCTAACAACCGACATCTGGGAAGAGCACCTCAAAGGTGACAAGATAATTGGTTGCACTCCTTTGATCAACGAAGACCGCATTCGTTGGGGAGCTTTAGACGTAGACGTGTACCAAGACAGCAACACAACCGAAGACATTGTAGCTAAGGTAAAAGAACACAACTTGCCGTTCATCGTGTGCAGGTCTAAGTCTGGTGGTGCACACGTATACTTGTTCTTCTCCGAAGAAATATCTGCAGCTATTGTCATTGATAAACTCAAATCATTCTCTGCTTTCTTTGGTCAAGGTGCGTGTGAGATATACCCAAAGCAGCCAAAGATTGGTAACCGCAAAGACGACTCTAAGTATGGCAACTGGATAAACATGCCATACTCTGGCAACCCTACACTTCAATACGCTTTTAACAACGACGGTGAGTTTCTAAACCCGCTGCAGTTCATAGAACTTGCTGCACAAAAACAACTAAGTAAGACAGACTTTGAAGCCCTGGAAGTTCCATCTTTGTCAACAGAAGAATTACCTGATGGTCCACCTTGTCTAAATTATATATTTCAAAACCGCACACAGCACAGCGAGTCTCGTAACATAACACTTGCTAACGTTGCTGTGTATCTTAAGAAAGCCTACCCAACCGACTGGCAACACAGACTTACCCAATACAATCGTAAGTTCTCCGAACCTCTGGCTGACAGAGAAGTTGAAGCGTTAATCAACTCTTACAACAAGAAGGACTACAAGTATCAGTGCTCTAGTCAACCACTGTGCAAGTATTGCGACGCCAAGCTTTGCGGACAACGCAAGTATGGAATAGGTGGCGAAGAGTTTCTGCCAAACAACAGGTCGCTTATGCAACTCAAGAGTGACCCGCCTTTGTGGTTCTTAACCTTAGACGATTCTGAAATACAACTTACAACAGAACAGTTCGACAACTTTAACCTGTTTAATCAGAAAGTAATGGAACGACTACTGTTCAAGTACCCACCTATCAAACAAGAAGAGTGGGTCAAACAGCAAAACTTGTTGCTCAAAAACTGCACACAAATAGAAATACCGTTTGAGATGACTCCTATTGGTCAGCTTGTAGAATATGTTACTATGTTCTGTGCAAGTGCTAGCGACAACCCAAACAACATCAAGAACGGTCCCGTAAAAGCTAACAACAACTTTTACTTCCGCATGGTAGATCTTAAAGATTACCTTAGCCAACAACGTTTTAAAGAACTACCAGACAACCGAATACTATCCGCAATTAAGCAAATACTTAAGGCAGATGCAGTAACTCACACCATTAAAGAACCAACAAGACTTAACGTTAGATGTTGGCGGGTGCATGAGTCTGTCCTGCACATGGATCCAACAACAGCAATGCCCGACCTAAACAACCATGACGAATACTAGCACAATCTTCGTAGCCAGTGCAGGAACTGGTAAGACCACCACACTAATGGAGTTACTTACCGACTGCCTAGAAAAAACATCTCCAAATAAAATATGCTTTACTACGTTCACCAAAGCTGGTGCAACAGAAGCAATTGACAGAGCCTTAGTCAAAAACGACACGTACGCTCAATCCGACTTTGAAGCCTTTAGCACACTGCACGCTTTGTGCTACAGACGTATACCACGCAAGCAGATGCTCACCGTTCAAGATTACAAACAGATTGGTGAGCTTACAGGCTACCCAATATCTGGCAGTGCTGCATACTCATCTAAAGACGGGCTTGTCTACAACAGCAATGCTGGAGACAAGATTCTGTATTACAACAGTCTAATGCGTAACTTAAAAGTAAGTGCGGAAGAAGTAATTAACTCACAGATTGGTGCTCGTGTAACAGCCGATCAACTTTCTGAGTTTAGTAACTTCTACAAAGACTATAAACTAAAAAAAGGTAAGTATGATTTTACTGATCAATTAGAGAAGTATCTTGCTCAAGACATACAACCTGACTTTGACTATGTGTTTATTGACGAAGCTCAAGATTTATCTCCACTGCAATGGGACGTAGTTGACTTTGTAAGCAAAAACGCCGTAGAAGTGTTCATTGCAGGTGACGACAAACAAAGTATTTTTAAGTTTGCTGGTGGTGACCCTAGCTCGCTAATTAAGCGTGTTGGCAACCGAGTTGTGCTAGGCACATCTTACAGATTACCACAACCAGTGCTTGAGTATGCTGAAAAGGTCGCTGATCAGATTAACGAGAAACAAGATTACACTGTTAAAAGCAATGACTCACACGGCTCTGTTGCACACATACACAGCCTAACTGACATTGACCTAAGT